TCGCTGAGAGTAGGAGTATCACTAAAGGCCCTTACGTACTGAACTACCTTAGTTAAAGACTCAGAAATACCAACTGTGTCTGATTTACCACTAGCAAAAGCAAGTGCTGTTTCTTCTGCTATAGAAACAGTTTCTGTTTTAGTAGTTACAAAAGTTAAAGCTGGCGCGTCTGCTAAGCTAACAGTTTCTGCGTTCGGTGAGTTATATTGTGCTGTAAAGTACTTGTTTAAGGTATCAGCATCTACACTTAGTTCTGCGGCTACAAGTTGTTGAAAAGCTACGACCTGTTTAAGATCTATAGAAGCTACAGTAGCTTTTAGGTGTTGGAATAAATTTACAGACTCAGTAGAGTCTGTCTGAATTATCAGCCGTAGCTGTTGGTAGTCTACGGTAAACTTGAATGCCATTAATCAAAGTCGTCACGGACTTTAAACTTAACTAGGTCTTGTACAGTCTGAATATTGCCATCTGATTTAGTAAACTCTAGTTCTCCTTCAAACGTGCCTGCCGTTGTCCAAGTCCCTGATGGGAATATTAACGTACACGTACCAGAAGAAGGAGCAGATATAGTAGCAGTTATTGTTTTTAAGACTGTAGTAGAGCCTACTTCTCTAATTCTTAATTTGACAGCCCCACCTGTTAAATTTATAGGGGCCCATGTTGAACTATCTTCTACATCTAACGTAGCTCCAGAAGCTGCGGTATTACTGTCTTTTAAGTTAAAAGTAAGTTCTGGTAGAGTGTCTCCAACTACTAACTTTATTGTATCTGAATATGCCATAATTAATTTTACCTTCCTAATGCTCTAGTGTCGAGTTGACTATATACTGGTATAAAATCCGAGGGTCTCCAATCTAAAGTTACTCCGTCCCAGACTCTTTCTGCTGTAGGCCCTAGTGGCGGTACCCAAAAAGGATTTCCGTATCTGTGACTTTCTAAAAATACAGGCAAAGCTAAACTTGCTGGGCCTAGCATACCACTTCTGTCTATTATTTCGGTCATGTATTGGCCAGTGCTCATGTCATCTGTTTTAAAGTAATTTACTCCTGGGTCATCTGGACTTACTCCAGGTAACACCCAAGCTAAAAATGCTTTAAAAGCTTCTCGTATTTCTAAACCTAACATAGTTATAGGTAACAACATACCTGCCATTAATAAAATAGGCATAACGCCAGCTCCTGCTCCGTTATTTACAAATCCTCTATGCGATTCTTTTAGTGTTGGAAATACAATGGTTTTGCCATAAGCATAGAAGAATGACTTAAGTTGCCAGACAAGAGCATACCTGGGGTCGTTTGCATACTGAGGTCTTTGTGCTGGGTTAGGTCTGACGATAGATTCATCAACAAATTGCGCTAAAGACTCATTTACTTTTTCTCTTGTAGCTTTATCCGCTTTGCCTTTTTCCCAAGCTAAGACTTCTTCGGCTGTTACATTTAACTCTTTTAAATAAAGTTGAGATGTAGTATCGCCAGCTTGGGCCTTTCGTGCGTGGTTCTGCAAGAATCTTGTGCCCATGCCCGTAGCAAATACTCTAGTAAACCTAGTATACGCTTCTAATCCAGTAACCCTAAACCAAGCATCAGATACATTTTTAGCTGATTGGCTCATAAAATCTTGTTCACCAGCTAAAACAAAAAAACTAGACATAGCATCTACGCCTATAACGCCTATCTCTCTAGCTATATCTGCAGCCTCTTGTGGACTTTTTATCATATCTTTTATGACACCAAACACATCGCTTACTTTTGCTGTTCCTCTAGCTCTTAAAACTGGACCCGCTGTGTCTTGCAAAGAAGCTATTACAGTAAGACCGAGTAAAGTAACTATATTTAAAGTCAGGCCTATATCATTTGCTTTCTTAAGTAACCCGCTTTGGATCGGTTTAATCTTACCAAACATAGAGTCAATCATGTCTCTAGCTTCTTCTTGTTGGGCTGGAGTTAGTTTACTTAGTAGCCTATCAAGTTCTTGAGTACCGCCGGATTGTTCAAACTCATATCTAAGAGCTAATTTATCAAAATATTTTTTTAAACTTATTTCTGGAGCATCAGCAAGACCTAAGTCCATAAGGGCTTTGTTAGGCACATTTTTATAGAGTTCTTTCCTAGCTTGCAAAGTTCCTATCTCTATTTCATCTTTAGCAGTAAACTCAATATCACCATTGTTTTTGTTTATTAAAGACTGAACTGCGTCTTGTATTTGCGAGTCTGTTGCTTTCGGGTTATATCCTTTTAATAATTTTTTAAGTTGTGCTTGTTTAGCTGGATCAGATGCAATCTCAGCCACTGCAATAACACGAGGAAAATAGTTCTTTCGTTCTGCTACGCCCATGCTTTCTAGACCTAACTCAAAATATAACGCTTGTAAATATTCTCTAACTTTTACCGCTTGCGGATTTGTAAGGTCTTTTGTATCTATCTCATCATTTGCTGCTTCATTCAGTATAGCTTTTTGTTCTTCATTAAAAGTAGAATAAAACCAACCGTCTTCTACTCCCAATATCTTGGCTACATCATTTAACATAGAATTAGCTCTTCGAGTTTTTAAAGTTATTATTCCAGCTCTGCCTGCCTTAGAAGTAGTTCTAGGATCTAAGTTAAAGAAATCTGCAATAGCAACCCCTGCTGGACCCATTTGTCTAAACCTAGTATCAGTAGTGATTAAAAGATTTCGTAACCAAGTAGGTAAGTTTTTGGTAGTTAAAAGTTTCCCAGCATTGTCTAGCACTTTTCTTATCTGTTTATCAGTATACGTTTGTGGGCCTAAGAGGCTTTCTATTTGTGTTTCTATTTTTGCCTTTACCTCATAGGGCACCTGTTCTAAGGTGGGGTTTTGTATAGAATCTTTTATTTGATCTGCATAGTCTTGGAAAGTGTCATTAACCTCTAGTCTCTTTCGTTGTGCTGGACCTAATGCATTAAATAGTTTTTGTTGAGAGTTTGCTAGTCGTTTAAACCAGGATTTAGCAGGCCCTTGGATATTACTATAAGTGGTGCCATCAACATTTAAACCTAACTTTTCTCTTATAGATAGAGAGTATTGGTCTGCTACAAAATTATAAAACCCTTTCTTAGGATCTGAATAGTTAGCAGGGACAGTATCACCTTTTTTAATTTCTTCAAACGCTTTTAGAAGGGCTTTTCTAGTAGCAGGGACTTTTAAACTTTTTTCTAATTCTTGAAAAACAAAAGAATTGCCTAGTTCTTTTAAGTAAGCAGCATAATAGGCTCCTTCATTTACTTTAGCATTAGTCTTCATGAGAATTACATCAAAATGTCTATACTGAAGGGTCATAGCTAAAGCGTTTTCGTTATCTAAAAGTTCTTGTCTTCTTTGTTCAAAGTCTTTCATATCCAAAGTTTCTTTGATTGAATTTGGTAGTTGTGAATCCTTTAAATTCGTCTCAGCAGATAATACTTTTAAATTTGTTGAAAGGCCAAGTTGTCTAGCTGCGGTAGTTAAACCTTTTAATATTTGTTGTCTAAAAGGTAACTTAGCTCTTTGAGAAGTATCAGATGGAGATAAAGAAGAAGACAGAGCACGTCTTCTTTTTAAACCGGTTTCTTGTAACAAAAACAAAGTTCCAGGAATGTACTTACGATTATCTTTAAAACTAGGTTTTACGTTAGGGGTTCTAGATAGTTCATAATACTTATTTCTGCCTCTGTACTCTTTGCCTTCTTGTTCTTGGTAACTTTCAAATAAATTCCTATCTTGGATATCCATTTTTACAGCACTATTATCTGCAGGAGCTCCCATTGTTGGGTCATCAGTATTAAACAATCCAGTATCTTCTATCCAAGAACTTTCTTTTTCCGAAGCAATGGCTGCTATATCATCAATATAAGTTTCTATTGGTACTTCTCTATTAATACTGCCCCCAGCTCCTCTAAAAGCTAAATTGGGCCTATTAGCAGGTATATTTACTTGTTGTTGTCTTATCTCTACTTCACCTGTAGGGCTACCAAACGCTACATCTCTTGTGACAGGCTGTCCTAGTGGAGCGGATATTTCTTGCAATTTTCCTGGCTCGTTTCTTATATCTTGAGATTCTATTGCTGCTATAACACTGGCAATAGGTTTTAAAAAATTTAATAAGACTTTGTCTTGGGTTTGCAAAGTTTCAGCGTAGAGTCTAGCGGCTTCTGCTTCTGAACCACCTTCCATTTTTGGGTCTTTTTTGTCACGCGAAACAAAAAATGGGCCTTTTAAAGTATTTATATACTTGCCTTCGCCTTCAAAAGGCATAGGCCAAGATATACTTATAAAATCTTCTACGTTTTCTTTTAACTCTACTAGTTGGTCTAAACTCATTTCAGCCATAGTGTTTTGTTCAAAGTCTTTTAAAAAAGGCGCAACTAAAGCTCTATTGAATGTAATTTGTTCTTGGCGAGCTTGGGCGTCTTGTAGCTTGCTATCTAGTTGAGGGAAGTTTAGGAAAGGTGTATTAAGCAAAGCAAAATCATCTTTACTAAACATGTCAAAACTTAACTCAGTTAACGCAAATCTATTCTTTAATTCAGCAAGTTGAGCAGATAGCTTTTCGGGATCTTTAGTCTCTAAAACTACTTTTAGAACTTGGGCTCCAGCGGGGCTAGTTATAATGTTATCTAATAAAACATTTACGGACACGGTCTCTTGCGGGGGGCCCACCGTTGGACCGCGTCTTTCTCCCGGGCCTGCTTTTCTTTTAATTTTACTTGTAATCGTAACAGGAGCGGCTGTCCCTCTAACCGTATCTGGATAGTACTCTAAAGCAAAACCTTGTTCTTCCATCAAAACAACCGCATCTAACAAAGCTGCTACCCTTTGAGCTTCTGAAGTTTTTAACTCATCTTGATCTCGTCTACGGGTTCTTTTAGTAATACTGGTTATACCTTCTAACAAAACAGCTATATCAACCCTGCCTCCTGGAACGCCTTCGGAAAGCCCTGCCTCTAAGTCTTTAGCTGTAAAATAAATTGGAGACTTATAACCTTTTCCTTTTACTCTAGCTTTTGCCTGTTCTACCCTAGTAATTAAATCTTGTTTTATATTCCTTACTTCATTGGGATTTCTACCAGTTGCTTGTATAAATTGTTTTTCTTCGGGTTGCATCCTAACTAAAACATACTTACGGTCGTTAAATGCTTTCATATCAGCAATATACTTTTTATCTACTTTTTTAGCCTTGTAAGTTCGTGCGTCTGGTTTAGTTTTTGTTGATGCTTGGAACACTTCACCCTTTTTAGAAGCTGTTTTTAGGGCAGGCAAGTCTTGGGTATCTACTATTCGCATGTAACCTATACCCTCGGTACGAACTGCTTCATCTTTTGATTTAAGTTCAAAGGCTTGTAATAAATCTCTAGAATAATACTGCTTATTATTTTCAAACTCTTGTCTTAGACTTGGGTGTATATATTGCCTAACGCCTGCAATATTTGATGCAGTTGCTTTCGGGTCTCCGACTTTAGTACTCTTAAGAGCTACTTCATTCATTCTGTTTTCGTAATCAGGAGTAGACTCTTTAGCTTTTTGTGGGAACTTAGCGTGGGCTGATTCATGTGCAATAATAAACTTTCTCCACTCAGGTAGAGTAGTAAATAAGTTTCTAGGTAAAGCATTAACACCCTTTACTTTTGGTTTAGTCCAAGCTTTTTCGTCAAACGTACGTTTTAATTCTGATTCATCTAAATAAATAACATTGTCTTTTCTATTATAAGCAGCCCACCCACCCTTAGTTTTATCTCCTTTGTTTTTAGAATCTCTAAGTTCTATAGGGACATCAGGTAAAGTAATTGTGCCTTGTATTGACCAAGGTTCTTTTGTTTTTATATTTATGTAAGGGTTTTCTACCGTGCCTGACCCTCCTCTTTTAGTAATTAAAGGCGACTCTGACCCTATGTCTACTTTCGTGCTGCTTACGTCCTCCTGATTTTCAACCTGTACGTTTGTTCTTTTTAATATTTCAGTTACACCTACTAATGGGATATTTCTAACATCTGCTCCTTCTTCCGCCATTCTAGACATCGAGCTAGTTATGGGGTCACGGGTCTCTACCCCACTGCCTAACTCTGCTATCTCATCTAATAAAAGACCCATTTCTTCTAATGGTTTTTCTTTTACCCTTGTTAAATACCTAGCATCTTCATTAGTAAGAGCAGATCCTATAGTCGTGCCTGCATTAGTTATAGCGTTGTAGATCCTGGCAAGCCTTTGTTTAATTTGCGGAGCAGCTTTTGATATGACAGAGGTTATATCTTTAACAGTTTGAGCCCCCTTAGTAGCTGCAGACGTTAGATTTACAAAGAAAGCAAGGTCTGAAAAATTAATAGGAAGTTTATAAACATCTTGTATATAGGTGGTGTACCCCGATTCTTCCTGTTTAGATACTCGGCCTTTTCTTATATCTTGAGCTGTTGCAGAAACAGATGTATCTACATTACCAACTCCTTCTTCGCCCGTGTCATCCTCAGAGGTATTCATCTCTGATTGATCATCCATCTCTTGGAATAGGTCACGAACACTAGTAAATGGTGTAGTTGCAGTGCTATCTAAACCTTCAGTTCTATAATCTGCGTGCTCTTTGAGGGTTTGAGTTATTATTTCATACCTAGCAGGGTCTGCGTTCCCAAGTATTTCTTGCATTTTATTTTTTGCTTTTTCAAAATCATTTTGATATGTACTAGAGGCAGATTGGTAGTGCACTAATTCGTTAGCTTGTTTATCAAAAATCCCAACTACTATGTCGTCACCTGTCTTTCTAGTCCTGCTATATCCTAAACCGTTTTCTGCTAGCCATGCATCTTGCACTTCTGTGTTAAAAGGGTACAAAGTAACAAGGTTTTGGAACTCTCTTGCTTTTCTTTCGTTGGTTGTAAAGTAGGCTCCCTGTGGGCTAGCTACTCGTATTGCGTTAGGCAATACATTTTCTAGTTCAGAAAAATTTACATCCTTTGAGCTATCAATATCTATAAAATTACTATCTTTATTGGACTGGGGATTAGCCGTAAACTCAAATTGTGCTTTTAAAGCAGTTTGTCTTTCACGCATGATCCTACCAAGCTCGTTCTCTTTATACCGTTTTAAGAACATTTTTTGAGCATCGCCTTCTGCTAGGCTGTAGTTTGTAAGTTCTCGTGCTTTATTTAAAACGCCAGTACCAGCACCCAAAGCAGAACCAACACCTAAACCACCAAAGAAACCTGCAAATATAGCATTTAACCTGTCTAGCTTTGCATTAGCCTTCGTGTAATCGTCATCTATCCTAAATTTCTGTTGCACGGATAGTTCTTCTTGCAAGCCCTCTGCTACTCCTTCTGAGATAGAAGTAACCGCCATAGCTTTAGTTAAATCTCCAAAAAACGTAGAGCTGGGAGCGAGGTTAGGTTGTAGGGGGCTGTCACCCGTACGTACTTTAAGCTTACCGCCTCGTTTGAGTTGTCTAGCAATAACTGCTGCAGTTGCAGCTTCTGAACCAAGCCCGATGGCACCAAACACTTGCCCCTGGCCAATCGCAGCAATTGCATCTTGCGGTGACTTCATACCTTGATCTGCGTAATCACTAAATGCTATACCTGTACCCATACGTTGTTCTTGACTATATGCTCCTGCAAGTGCGCCTTGGGTAAACCTACGTCCTAGTTTTTGACTACGCAGTTGTCCATAGATATCTGCTAGATCTTGTTGTGCTTTTTTGTCGGTTGGTAATTTAGGAAAAGGTAAGGGCCTGCCTTGTTTTTCTGCTAAAACATTTTTGTATTGTTTATTTAAGAGGTCTTCTGCATCTTCTTTTAATATATTGGGTTTTCTATTTCTTAAAGCACTAGGCACAGTTTTTAAAGCTTGTTTTCGTGTTATGGCTGCTCCCGCCCCTGCTAACAAAGCCGGAGTTGCAGTACCACCCGTTAAGATTGTGCCCCCCGCTACAGCAGCCCCAACGACTGCAGCCTCAGCAAGACTGGCTGCTAAAGAAGGCACGAACTGCCCAGTAGCCGAAGCTACTTGATTAAAAAAACCTCCTGCAGTGGGTTCGTCTAGGAACTCTCCAAAACTTTCCATACCCGCTAAAGGTATGCCCGCTTCAGTCTCTAGTCGATTTGCTTCTCGCAATATGTTTTCAGCGTCTTCAGTGTTGCCACGCAGAGTAGCAATAGCAGCTCTAAAGTTCCTATTTTGTGCGGATATGTTAGCTGCACCAGAAACTGCGCCTGCACGAAGTGCTTGTATAGGCCCTTCGATGGGCTCTACCCTGTCGGGAGCGCCTGAGTAAGTAGGTAGGGTGGGGTCGGCTTGGAGTTGTCTGTTTTCTAAATTTCTATCAGAAGTTTTGGGGGCTAAAGAACCAGCTTTAATTCTTTGTATAATATCTTGTTCGTTAACAGCCACATTAGTCCTCTGCTCTTGTTAAAACAGATAAAGCCATACCAGAAAATTGTGCATCTGGGAACTGTTCTCTAAATTGATTGCCAGTCATTATAGGTACATATTGATTATTTCTAGGGTCTTTTATAACTATTTCTTTTATTTGTTCTCTGCCATTTACAACTTCAGTTCTAATCTCTGTTTTGGCTGCAATATCCCCTACAATGTTAGGTAAATTTTCTCTATCAGAAAAAAGACCAGTACCAAACAAGCCACCTTCTTGTGCAGTTCCTTCAGCAACTGCAAAAGCACCAATGTATCTACCTATTTCTTGGCTTAGTATTTCTTTAGTCCCTGCCGTTATACTGTTTGGGTCAACGAGCCCGTTTTTATCAAAACGTATTCTACTCTTACCTGGCCCGCCAAAGTTTCTAACATTGTTTAAAAGCGCTCTAAAATCTCTTTTTACTTTAGGGCTTGTCTTTAAGTATTTAGACACATCTCCTTCATAGTCTACAAAGTAATCAAGCTCTTGTGCATCTTTAATAATTCCGCTAACAAAATCAGCTTCATCCTCTCTGCCTTGTTGCCTAAGTTCAAGTAATATGGCGTTTTGGCTATCAATTCTAGCTTGGTTAGTTTGTTGTATGTCTAATAGCCTATCCGCTCTATCTGTAGCACTTATATTAACGTCGCCAGCAGGGTTTGTAATCATGTTTAAACCAGCTTGATAGTTTTGAAGGAAGTTTGCAGGACTATCGGTGCCACCTGCCGCCATAGCATATGCTAAAGCTGCATTTACTCTACCAAACCCTACACTAGGGTCATTTAATTTAACCATGTCTTGAGGAGTATTTATTTCAAGTCGATTAAATACTGTTTCCGCTTGTTTTAAGAACTCTTCATTAACACCTATTTTTAATAACTCATCTTGATTCTCTGTAATAAACTGTTCTTGTTCTGCGATCGTTCCTTCAGTAGGGAACTTTAAGTCAGTGCCTTGGAATACGTCTGGATTTGGAGTTGTTCTTTGATATTCTACTCCGCCTTGAGTAATGGTATCTGGCTGGGGTTCAGTTAAAGCTGTGGTAGTCGTAGGCCTTTCTGATTGTACAGGCTGGCCAAACAGTCCTTTTGTTGGGCCTTCAGGACCTGTTTTCCTCTCCATTTTTTGGTCGCCAGTACTATCACGTAATTGACTTATCTCTTCTTTATTTAAGCCGGTTCTAAGACCAATTAGGTTATTCGGTAAAAGACTTAACATCTGTCTTTGTATATCGCCCGGTTGGTCAAAGAACTGCCCATCCCTAAGTATGTTCTCTGCTTGTTCTTTTGTAAGAGTTTGGCCTGCTCTATCAAACTCTTCGCTAGCAGCATCGGTCTTTTCAGATTGAGCTACATTAAAAGCATCAATAGTATCTGAAATTTCTGTACCTATCATTCCTATAGCTTGAAAAGCCTCTGCGGGTTTCATGTTGCCTAAAGATACTTGCCTGTCGAAGTAAGCTATAGACTCGAGGGCATTTCCCCCAGGTCCTTCTGATCCAGGAAGTGGTTTACCCCCAAATTTTTTAAAGTTATCAGCGGCTACTTGATACTGCCCTTCATACGAAGCTTGTTTTGAATTAAAATAAGTTGCATTTACTGCAGTGTTAAACAATGTCCTAAAACCTTCTAAGTCAGAAGACATAACTACATCTTTAGGGTCGTTACTAAAACCAAGTGTTTTTGGCACTATGCCTTGGTCAGTTTTAAGATCGTAATGGATAGCGCCATTACTTTTATTTACACGAACATTAACAACTGTTCCTTCTTTAGTTTTTTGATCATTTATATCTGTATAAGACCTAGCGGTGCTCAAACTATTTATGGTCCTAGTAATTAAGTCATTGTTATTAACTTGATAAAAGTTTTCATCTATACTTTTTAAACCGCTGTAATCTAACTCCCCAGATTCTGTTCGTTTTATGCCTGTTAGCTTCAAAAAGTTATCGGAGCTTACATCTTTAAAATCTTCTTGTTCAGACCCATCGTCTCCAAACTTATAATTTTTAGTATAGGGCGTTAATAGATTTACTAATTTAGTAGCTTGTGTATCTCTACGCTCTTCTTGGTCTTCTCTAAACCTTTGTCCTGCCGCTAATCCTGATAAATATTGACTCATGTTTCTATAATGCAAATGCAGCTAAAATGCTGGTACCCATGTTTACTAACCCACTTCTATACGAGGACTTTGCATTTTTAAATGCAGCATCACGAGAAGCTTTACCTTGTGCCGCTGTAGCTAGACCACCCAATGCAGAAGAATTAACCCCTTGCCCTATTCCAATCAAATCTCGTAAGAGCGCTTGGTTTACGTCTCTTTGCCGAATACGCGCATTGTTTACTGTATTAGCCATAGATAACTGCCCGCCTCTTTGCGCAGACCTTTGTTGTTGTTGGATCTGTGCTTGGGATAAACCCCCACCGCCATAACGTTCTAAATTTCTAGCTTGTATCTCCGCCGCTGTTTTAGCTTGCGTAGCTGCAGTTTTTCTACCCCTATCAATTAAGGTAGTATCATTAGTTTTACTTAACAGTCTATTTTCAAATCCCCTAAAATTGTTAATGTAACTTGCGTAATCTTCACGCGTTATATCCGCAAAAACTTGATCGGGGTTTTCTACAGTAGGTAAATTTAATTGGTCAAAGCTAGCAGAGCCTCTTCTAGTAGGTTGAGTTACATCTGACCCCAAAGCTATAGGGGCTGAAGTCATGCCCATGTAATAATCTTCTGTGCTTAAAACTGCCATATTATCCTATTCCTTCATCCTCGCCTTCAGGTGCTTGATTTGAGCCTTTATAGTAACCTAAACCATAAGCTGCTCCCTTACCTAAATTAGTCGCGCCTTTCATAAAACCTAAACTCTTATTTAAATTAGCTTGGGCGATGCTTAACTCTCTAGTGCCTTCTATTTTAGCTATCCTAGACAAACCAGTTTGAGTATCTGACATCATTTTATTAGCAGCTTTTATAGACCCGACTTGGTCGCCCCTTGCACCAATATAACCTTGGTCTGTGCCTTGAGCTACCATACCACTAAGAGCGGAGGCTAAATCAGCTTCTGTATTAACAGAGGCCACTGCATTCCTGTTTGGGTTTGAAGTAAGAGTTTGCATTGTGTCTGCATTCGCTCTGCCCTCTGCGGTTTCTATTAAGGTGTCTTCATCTTGAAATGCGTTTTCAGTCATTTGTATCTGTCTAGGCAGATAGACATCATCAAAATAATTTTTTTGCGCTAAAGCAACGGAAGCGTTTGCTTTCTCAGATGGGCTCGCTTTATAGTCTGACTGTTTAGGCTTACTCACTTTTTACTGTTCTCCTATATATCCTTGTATCAGTATGCCAGCCTTTTGCTATCGCATACGGTTCCAATTCAGGTACATGAGATTGTGCTTCTATATACTTACAATCGGATTTCCTAGCTAAACTTTCAATCCAATCTTGGTGAGCTAACCACTCATGCCCGCCTTTTTCATAAGTATACGCTATCCACATATACAATGTCTTGTCTTTTGTGTACCTATCCATCTCTATGGTAAGTACTAAAAACCCTATTGGTGAGGTAAATAAAAACGCTTTTTCATTTACGCAATCACTATAAACATCTTCGGGAATAAAGGTTAGACTTGGGTTGTCTGCTAATATACTTTCTATGCCAGGTTTAACAATGTTCCACGTGGAACGTATGTCAGTAAGTACTGGTTCAATAAAGTCATTAGTAGTCGATCTCCCTTCCGTATCTTCCATAGCGCCTCCTTGGCTTACCTACTCCTTTGTATTTTACGGTTCGTTTTACGCCCAGGTCTCCGCCTCTTGCACGAAGTTCTGCTTGCATTATTTCATTATTAAACTGTGCTAAATACTCTCTAGCTGCACCCACATCTGTCCATTCTCGGCCGGGCATACGAAGTAGCCTATATAAAGCACCATAAAGAATTGCGTCTCTGTATTGGTTAGAAACTGTGCTGTCAATGTTATTGCTGGTTCTAGTTGGTTTTAAAGCCACACTAGCAATAACTTCTTTAGACCCGCTTGGCACGGGCACTATCCAAAATAAACTAGAAGACTTTTGTAAGTAAACATGCGGACTGCCTGTTCTATTTCTCCAGTCTGGATAGTTTAACTCTAGGCTACGCGGACTAATAGGGTCCATATCATTGCCATCGTGAGTCATATATAAAACTTGATGTACTTCTGTAGCAACTGGAATATCAAAATCATATTCATAAACACCCGCAGTAGTGTTGAATGGGTCCATATCTAGTATGTAAGCCTTTGATCTCTCGCAGAATTCTATAGTCGCAGCTCTGATGTGCTGTTCAACCAAAGCATCTGGGCATAAAGGTACGTAAGGTAGAATTTCTTTTACTAAGGAAGTATAAGTTGCCATCCTATCCTCCTCGCTGCATTAAAGATGGTGTTAACCCTTTATTAGATACTGCATCATTATTAGGGTCTAGTAATAATTGGGCTTGTCCGCCTGCACCAATGCTACTTAAAAATAACTGGTAGTGGTTGTTGGCTCTTTGTGCGTTGCCTGCGTACTCTGCGTCTTTCAGATAGGCCCTATATAACACGAAATCTACGATGGCATTGCCATACGTATCATCTATATCAATAGTACTGCTACCTGTGGTTAAATCTGTAGGGGATGCAGAGTAAACTATCTCTACGTACGCATTACCAGAAACACCCGGGTACACGTAAAACTTTCGTGGATCATCGTCATCAAAAATATAATTTTTAACAACAGTCCCATGCGCAGAAGACCCTGTTGCGGTAGGATCGTGCCAGTCGGGATCTTGTGCATTTAAAATGTCGCTATTTACCAACCTAATTGCTCTTTTCCCTGTCGCACTTGAGCCAGCTGCTGACATATTACGAACTACTTTTATTAAACGTAAACCAGATGTTGGTATGGTTTGTTCAGTTCCGGCAGCTAATTGGACATTAGCATGATCTGCAGACGCTGAAGGCCTAAAGTTAACAATTTCTCGTTGAGCGTCGTTAATGTAACGACGCAATTCAGCATCTGACCAACGAACACTAGTGGTATCTTGTAGGGTGTCTCTTATTCTAGCTAATAAGTTAGTCTCTGTTAGCGTGCCCACGGTTTACCTTGATATTAGTGTAGGCAGTCTTCTATTTCTGCAATAAGGTCTGCTTTTTTCTTACGTCTATCTAACTCAATGCCAATAGTACGGCCGTATTCCTCAAGCTCGATTTTACTCATGCCTTTAAGATTTGGCTTAGGCTCTTCTACTACGGCCGTTTCTTCTATTGAAACTTCTTCTTCAACGACGGGCTCTGGAACTTCTTCTACGTTTACATCAGGAACTCCGCCTTTAACTTCTGTACATCCCTCTTGTAAGCATAGTAAACCTAAGTCATCACCGACTTGTCTAGGTTCGTTTGCTTTTAAATGTATTACTGCGCCCCAGGTAGAGGCTATTGACTTATCTTCGTTTGATACTATCCACATAATTTTCTCCTAAATATGGGTGACTACTAATTAGCCACCCATAAAGAATAACACAATTAGTATGCTACATCTAATCTAATAACACCGAAGTCTTCAGACTGTCCTGTGACATCTGAATGATACTTAGGTTTCTGTAGACCAAATATCTTACCAATTGATATACCGTTTTGGTTGCCATAGTCGAAGGTGTCTTCTACTATTTCAGGAATACCAATGTCGGCCATAGCTAATGCTTGAGCACCGCAGAATAAACATGCAGAACCGTTAACATCAGCGTTAGCACCCCATTTGTACCCAGCAGCACCAGCATTTGATGATGTGCCAGTTGTAGCGCCCGTAGTGTTAAACACGTGTCTAAACTCGTGAATCATAACACCGTCAACCATTAGACTTGAAGAGCCTGAGAACAAGCTTGACTGAGGTCCTCTGATTCCAGCTTGTCTTACGTTAGCAAGAAAATCTGAATCAAGTTTAAGGTCAGCCATTACTTGTGGAGTTACGAAGAGATGGAACATCTCGTCATTACCCGCACCCCTTAGCCCTCTGATGTACTGATCTTTAGCATAAGCTTTTAGATCAACGATAGCGCTATAGCTTAGTTTGTCAGCTGCAACAGTTGCAGTAACATCACCGGCTACGATACCGTTTGTAGCATCAAATCTTCTATGTCTATTAGAAGTTGGAGCAGTTACATTACTTGAAAACTCTAAGTCATTTAGATTTTGACCTGAAGTTAATGATGCTCTTAGACCACCATTGTTCTTGAGGTTATATCCAATACCACTTAAAGTAAGGAACGCTAATTGGTCCATTCTGTCAGCCATTGCATAAGCAAGTGCATCTCTAGAATGTTCCCTGAAGTTTACAACTGATTTTTGATCAGCAAGACGACCCGAAAGTCTGTTTGCAAATCTTAATTGATCAATTGTTACGACGATGTCGAAAGCTCTTAGTGCCTCTTCATTACCTTCTAAGGTGTTGTCTCCAACAATACCGTCACCAGTCATATCGGCTAAAAGTGTTAATACAGCTCTAGCTCCTTTTTCTGATTGAGTAAGTTCAGATATTCTCTGAACCATAGCATTGGATCCGCTACCCGCGAATTGGTTAATAAAGGACATATTTCTTGCAACACGCCAAAAGTCACGAGACCAGATCGTTAATTGTTCACTGGTCAACGAAGCAAAGTTTGTATTTGCCATGATAATGTCTCCATTAATTAAAATTAACCAGTCGACTTATTGGAGCGACTATTTGTCCGTATACCCTTTGTCGTTGGGGTTACGTTATCGTTTTGATACGGGTTGCGAACCCGGCCAATTTTACGCCTTGTGCCGGCGAGTAACGATTTTTTATAGGATCGATCCTAGTAAGATATCGCTCTTACGTGCGAACTTATTTAATTTATACCACACTTTATCCGAAATCACCACGCATTCTTCTTAAAGTTTCTTCTGGCAATGCAGCAAATTCCTCTGTAGATAAAGCATTAACATCAACTTTTTTATCAGTTTTGTTTTTGCCTTTCATAGCAGGCGGTTGTTTTTCTGCAGCTTCTATCTTCTTGTTGGTGTTTGCAATTTTTTTCTTTTGCACTATTTCTTTTTGGACTGGGTCAGCTTTGTTTTCTTGGGTTTGCGGTTGTCCCATCAATAGATCCACTGCTTTTTGTAAAGCGTCTGCGCCTAAATACCCCTGTGTCATATAAGCATCTCTCAACTCTAACACTTCATTAGTTTTGTCTTGGTCAAAACTTGGGTCTGCTTGATTAAGGGTGGGGTGAAGAGCTTCTAATGCATTAGCTTTAGTTTGTAAATCAACCATTTCTTGATTTTGGTTAACTGTTTGGCCCATCTTAGTTTGCACTTCAAACATCATTTGTTGTTTTTCAGCGTCTCTTATTTCTTTTCTAAGTTGAGTGGCTTTTTCTGTTTCACCTTCCATCAAAAGATTTTGGTATTCAATTTCTTTAGCATCAAAATCAAACTCGGGTGCTTCTTTTACATCCTCTATTTTAGGAGCTAAAGCATCATCTAGTTTTTTCTGGAGGGCTTTCTGTTTAGCTAAAACTTCATCAAACCTAGACTTAGGAATCATCGGTTCTTTTTGAGCAAGTCCTCCCTCATCTGTTGTCTCAGGTTGTTGTGTATCTCCCTCATCTTCTGCCAATACTGTTTCTTCTCCTGTGTCTTCTGCGACTTCAGTTTCAGGTTCAGGTTCTTCCTCCTCTGTTTCCTCTTCAGGCTCTTCAGATGATTCTTCTTCAACCTCGACTTCATTGGTCTCCTCCTCTTGAGTTTCTTCGGTTTCTTCTTCGTCTTCCTCATCTTGAACGGGGTCGTCGAAATTTAAATCCACTTCGAATGGTTTTACTTCTTCTTCGGTCTTTGGATCTGATCCGGGCATCGTGCTTAACACGACATCGTCATTAGTTTCTGTTTCTGGATTCTTAGCCATTATTCAGTACCTCCTGTTTTGTCTAAGTTTTTAAGGGCTTCGACGGCCATCTTGGACGCCGCGGCTGTGTCACTTTGTTCCTTACGCATATCGTTTGTCAACGCTGACAATCTTTCACGTAAATTAAGTTCCTCACGTTTAGTTTGCAGTTTACTCTGTAACTCTACAATCTTCAACTGTGGCTCGCTTTCTATTTGATCTACTTTAGCAACATTTACAGCTGCCTGGGTTTGTAAGTTAGCAACCTCTGCTTCTAGCTTAGCAATCTCAAGCTGCGTGCTTCTGATCTGTGCTTCCATTTGGAACTTCTGCATTTGCACTTGTTGTTCTGATGGAGGACCAGTGCCTTGTATTTTTCTAATTCTATCGGCTATATCTGCCTTACGTGACAAGTGTGAGTACTCAACAATCATATCGTCGGGTATTGGCACTCCAACTTGACGTAAAGATATGGCTTCAGCAAACTGCATCTCATCGAAGTTATCTCTAGCGGGTGCGCTTGATACTACCACATCATACTCACCGAGTTGTAAGTCATTAATAACTAAACCTTCGGGTGTCATTTGATTTACACGTAACGGTACTCTAGGTTTATACGGATCCTCTTCATCTGTTATTTGTATAACCCGTTCTTCTGTATAAAAACCTTGCACTAAATGTAAAATTGACTCAGCTAAGTATTGTCTAGTCTTAGATAAATTAGTCAAAGGCACTTGCAATAGCATAGATCCTCTGTTTTGTTTAGCTTGTATAGCTACTCCAGATACTTCTGCGCTATCTTGACCTAACATAGCATCGGTAATACCACTTATTTGTTTAATGTTTGCCGCAGCTTTTTGGCCCAATCTATCTAAGCCAGTAGGTATTTGATTAGGTGGTATTTTTGCTGGGGGTGTAGAACCACGATTAAACTCTAGTACTAACCCAGTTTCTGCTCCATGTTCTTCTAAGTCGTCTGCAGTCATACCTGCAAGAGAACCATTCTCTACGATCCAACCACTGTTTGCAGTTGTGTTTACTATATGTAGTTCTTGAGAAGTGATCTTGTTGAGTTGTTCTTGTGGGGATAATAAGTTTCGTACCATACCGAATGGTTTACCGCGTCTAAAGTACGGAAAGTAAGGGACAATAGTAAAATTTCTGTAGGGGGACCAGTCGTCAAATAGTACAACTGTGTCAGCTGTTACAGTCCAACGTACTTTTCTAACTGTTTTATTTAAAATATCTAAACCGAAAGTATCAGCAAAATTTTCCCTTTTCTTCTTTGACCAATTATAAGGAACTTCCCGCATGTCACCTGTAACAGGATCTAAATAAAACATGCAATCTTTAAGTCTGTAATATTGTCTTTCTATAACCCTTATCGACCTAAGCATACGTGCGTTTTCAGGATCTGTTGGATATTGTTGTCCGTAATTATACTCTTCGGTGTCTCCATACCTTTCTTCTTCAAACTCCATAGAGTCTGCGCCCAAAGTTGTACCTGTCTCTGCTAGCATTCTTAATTTATCAGCTTGTTCTTGCCCATATATTTCTTCTATCTCATCAATGCTCATCCACTTAGTTTCAAATATCTCATTCCAAGTTCTTGGGTCGTAATGTTTTGCATCTGGATCTATAAGAATATCCAATGGGTCTTTAGCTTCGATTCTTACTTCGCCCATAACGTGATCAGAAAAATCTATTCGCACATCAAAGTAACCTCTGTCTTGGATCAACCCATCAGAGAACACTTGGTTCTCTATCCAATCTAACTTATTGTTGTCTGCTATCTGTTGGTAAACTTTTGTTAGAACGTCAGCAACATCTTGGTTGCCCCCGCCCCTAGGTTTAAATTGTATGTCTGCTTTTTTCGTGCTTTGTTCTCCAAGCACAGCATTAATTGTAGGAAGAATAGTGTTTATAGTTAGAGCAGGTCTGCCCTGATCATCGAGTTCTTGCATATCAAACTCATCCCATTGATCGCCGCGATAATACATATCGCATTTTTTAGCCATCTGTATATAGTCTTCGTGGCCATTGTCACGTGCACGCGAATAAGCATTCCATTGGTTTTTTGCTAAGGTAAGTTCTTCCCCTTTGTTCAGGTTTTTCTTTATCTTTTTTCTGTATGCCATACTATGCGCTCATTGCGGACTTTTTCTTCGGTCCTTTTGCTATATATCTTAACCTATCGCGCCACGAAGGTACATGCTCTGGCGCTTCATAAAAAGTTGCGTACTCACTCATCATTAAACCAACCCAAGCCAAGGCATCAACTTGGTCGTCGTGCACGCCGTTAGGAAAACGTAAAAGCTCAGCCACGAGTGGGCCCGTCCAAACTGCGTTCTCTGGAAAAAATACTCTTCCCTGTTGCATCCGACCTTGGATAGCTCTAGCCCTTGCTTCTTTGTCACGCCTACCTACTTTTAAATCTTTAAAATACGCGGAATGTAATCCACGCTCTGAAACCCGTTTCTGTAAGAAAGGCCCAATAGCCATTTCTATATGTCCCTTCTCTATACCTATAACTCCAGGACGCCATTGCTCATAAAAATCTAGAATTTTTTCTACTAACTCAAAACCGTCATACCTGCCGCGGATAACATCGACCACGAACATATTATCGTACTCGTCGATCCCAACAGTCATACCCACTGAGTAGTCATTCCGATCCCTTTGTCCAATCGCCAAATCCCAAGCGGTATAATATCGAAGTCTATCATAGTCTAAGTCGGGTGGGTCATAATATTGAATCATGTCGCGGGTAAAATAATCCCCTTCATCTGACACTGGGTTTTGTTGATACAGAGCCGTCCAGTCTCTGGGCCCGATTGCTTTTTGTATTTTTTCTAAAGATTCTATCGTGTAACGTTCGGGATGCAGCGGCTCGCCTTCTTTTCTAAACTCTTCGTCTTCTTCAGCTAGCGCAGGGTACTTAACTACTTCCCAATCATCGGCGCCGTTCTCACTGGCCATTAATAGTCTGCCCGCTAAATCATCATCGTGCCATCTAGTTAAAATAACTAAGATACCCCCACCTGGCGCTAGACGAGTATAAGCTGTTGAGGTATACCAGTCCCAGGTCGCTTCGCGGTTGTTTTCAGATTCTGCATCCTCTCTGTTTTTTATCGGGTCATCAATTAATAATATGTGCGCACCTTTACCGGTGATACCACCACCGACACCAGCTGCAACATACCCACCGGCCTGGGTTGTTTGCCAGGACTCTACTGACTGAGAATCTTTGTCCAATCTTGTTTCTTCGAAAACTTTTTTATAGCCCGGCTCTCTTAGAACTTGTCTAACTTTTCTTGAGAAGCTCATAGCCAAAGATCCAGAGTAGGAACAACTTATAAACTCATGGTCTGGGTTGCGTCCAAGATGCCAAGCAGGAAAAGCGATACTAGCTAAAGTAGATTTGCCATGCCGCGGGGGCATAAACAACATCAGTCGGGGGGATTCTTTATTAGCTACATCTTGACTAAACTTCTCTAGCCTTTTACAGATATCTTTATGTACCCAACCTGCTTGGTAATCGGCATTAAACTTTTCTACAAAAGGCAACATGCGTTTTCGCGCTAGTATTCTCTTCGCGAGCTCTTGCTCGGCCCGTAATTGTGCTGTTTGCGCTGCTTTTTGTTCTTTGTTCTGTTTTTTTGGTTGAGGAAGCTGTTCTGCTTCGTCGGCAGCACAATACACGCATAAACCTTTAGGTAATACGAGATTTTCTGCTAAAAGCTTCTTACACTTATAGCATTCTAGCTTTGGAAGGTTTGTCACGCTTAATAGCTATAAACTCTTTTCTTTTTAGTCGTTTTTTTCTTCTTCATAGCCGGTTTTTTAGCTTTTTTTACCGACTTTTTAGGGTATCCTTTACCGTAGCCCATAGTTTTCTCCTTTTTTTAACATTTCCAACGTCTTCTGGCCTGTCTTAGCCTAGAATTTGGGTTTTTAGCTGCTTTTGGGAACTTTTTCATCTGTCCTGCGCTTCTAGCGCAGTAAGATTTACGTCTTTTAGCTGCTTTTGATCCTTTTTTAACTTTTCCTGTTACTGCTGTCTTTAATTTTGACCCAGGATTCTTTCTTCGGTAGGCTGCTACGCCTGCTCTAGTCATACCGGCGCCAGACTTTGTAGAACGGAAGTTCTTTTTATTCCGTTTAGGCATGTTATCTCTTTTTCTTGGCACGGGTCCTCCTTTTTACTGCAGGTTTTCTTTTCCTAACTATAGTTTTTACGTTGCGTGGTTTTCCCCCTGGGTTGCCCGCTGCACGTTTTCTTTTAACTGCGCTTTTTCTCTGAGCCGCAGTCATTGAATTAGCTTTTGATCTTGGAACGCATTTTGGGTATTTGCGTTTACCTTTACCTTTAGCGGATTTTCTACCGCAAGCTTGGTATTTGCCTTTCTTCTTTGGAGCACCGATATCTACCCAATCGCCTTTTGGTCCTTTACCGAACCACGCGGTTAGGCCACCAGTAGGCTTAGCCATTATCTATATCCACCGCCACGCTTTTTATATGTTCTTACTAACCAACCATTGGCATAGGCTGAAGGATAAACTTTAAACTTTCGTTTAGCTTCTGCTTTTACCCTAGAATATAAACTAGGGTTAGTAGGTGTTGCGCCTTTTTTCTTTGTGCTTTTTCGCTTAGTAGCTTTTCTTTTTACCGCCACGATAACCTCTCTTAGTTGTGCCTTTAGATTTCTTTTTATTAGCCATCTTCATTTTCTTTGGCTTTTGATTTATACAATGCATTAGTTTTTCCCCTTTTTCTTTTTAATGTAAGTTTTACCCTGTTCAGGCGATGGTGTCTTTGGGTTTACTCCCATCATCTTTCTAATAATCTTATCAGATATCCCTGCCGCATCTATTAGTTTTGGTGGGTAAGGTTTTAATTGATGGTCAATAACATCATAAACTTCGTCTACGGTTTGTACTTTTATTTTTCCAGGTTTGCCTTTGCCTTTGGGTTCACGGGTTCCCATTATTTTTTGCCTTTCTTAGCTAGTATTTTTTTCTGAAGAAATTTTGGCAAAGTCTTTTGAGCAGACGTTAGTTTACTTTTCTTCATTTTCTTTTTAGTAACTTTCGCTTGTTGTGCATATTTAGTCATTGTTATCTCCTTTTGGTTCTAAGTATGAAGTGTCTACGCCAGCTAGTTTTAAAAGCTCGGCATCCGGCAACCGTTCTAGTTGTTGGATCTTGTCTACATTTATATTGACCTGGGTCGCTTGTTCAGGAGCGAATAACCCATGTAGTTTACATAAGGAGTCGACCACGTTTTTTTCTTCTGTGGCGGTGGCCGATTTTCGGTGGGCCTCAAGATACATGGTGGTGGCCGTGTTTCGATCGAACCTGACCTCTTCGCGCATCTCTTCTCTTAGATACCCAATCGCTTGTTCTATTTTTGGTTTTTTAAAAACCTCGTACACATGATCCATGTTGCGGTAGCCTGCCGCCCGTCCAGCTGCAGCTTTACTTAGTCCTCTCAAATGAAACAAAACTAGCCTCTCTTCTTGTACAGAAAGCTCGGACAATTTAACTCCGGCATATGGGTAATGTGACTGAAGTTCAATTCTGTCTTCTTCAGTTACTTGCATTTCTTGATTTGCTACAAGGCTCATATCGTAAGCATATCTTATTTGTAGATGACTTGTAAATTTTTGCGTGAAAATTTTTTTTGAAAAATGTTTTCTATACCGCGTTCACATTCCCCACTCCCCGTGCCAGCGACCCACCCCCGACCCCGATTCGTTTCTGTAACTACCTTTCTGTTTTCAGCGTTTGGAACCTTGTTTCAGTTTTATAGCAGTGGCTCAAGGCAAAGGACAGACAAGCTGTCTCTTCCATATAGGTTTATGAAGTGAGTAATAGGTTTACTCGCATAACTAGCTAAATAGGAGATTATTATGGCTAAACAAAAATATATCACTAGCTTCGATGTTGACACCATCACGGCTAATACTAAAAAAGATAGAGCGTTATCAGTGTCTAAAGCTGGCAACCTCAATCTGGACGCTAAAGTAGCGAACCCTACCTACGATAAGAAAGCAAAGGAAGGACCTGACATGTACGCGATGAAAAGCATCCGCGAATGTTTTGACTTCTTTATTCTTAAAGAGGACGGCTCAGTAGCGTTCAAACTCCAAGACCATATCACTCTATCTGGCGGAACAGCAGTTACAGCTTTCGCTAGAGAATGGTCAACGGAGAGCAAATAATGCAACTAGGATATTATCTTGGTCGCGTAGCAAGAGGGACGGCGAAAGCTGTCCTTCCAGTTACAAAGTGGGCGGCACAACAAGCAACCACATTTGCATCCGACTTCGGTCGCGGTATGGTCGAACAACCTACTATCATCAGCAACAACTATGATGAACATCGCGAAGACACATCTGACTTCGAACAAGAGCTAGATCGTGTCGACGAAGAAATCAGACGGGAACTCCACGAGGAAGAACCTGTCCAACCAGAGCTACCAGGCATGAATCCTGAACAACCAGCGAGGCAAGCATGAGTAGCCATTACATACCAGAGTCCATATGGGCTCTGGTTGAACATTGGAGAGCGCAATGTTAGACATATTCTTAGCTCTATTATCCATCTGGATATTCCTACTAATAACCAGCTTCATTTGGGGCGGTTATCAATTCATTAGGTTTATCAAATCTACTTCTCCGGTCAGTTCTGACCATTTCAATTCTAACTAAACAGTTAGCCATCTGGGGCGCCTTCGGGCGTCCTATCTTTTTTTTAACCAACTTATCCGCCCGCTTCGCGCCCGGAATCCACCCGAGGAGACTACTATCATACTATCACCCTACTATCATCACGAGTGCATACGAGTGTGCCTGCATGCATATGCCACGCTTGACGATTGGTTCCACGTGTTCCACGGACCTGCCCCGATGTGGAACCGTTTCATGGAACCAGCGAAATGCCTGCCGTTGCAACGAACGGGCGGGGGATACCTGCCTGCGGTTCCACGGTTCCGCGTAAATCAGAACGTGCTTAATTACGGTCGACCATCGACCAAGGATAAAGAACTATGAATGAATGTTATTTTTACATGGAACCATGGAACCACGACCTAGAATCGTTGTTGTTACAGCCCCGATTGTGTTCCACGAGTAATGGAACCATGTGGAACCACGTGGAACCAGAACGGGGCACCAGACAAGCTGGTGCTTCCATATAGTTTTGTGTTGGATGTGGATCACTTCCGACAAACGACATCACGCAGTCGTACTAAAGTGCGTGGCGGTGTCACCGGAACGACCATGCTGGGATGAAAAGCCCACGACCCATTACAAACGAGGAGGTAACTATGGGATTAGACGTATATGCAGGGTATTTACACCCAAAACCGGAGCAACCAGATAACGTTGTTGATATTAAAGACAATATTGGCGACAGAATGGAGGCTCCATATTACTGGCGTAAGCACGCTCGGCTCCAACAATTTATGACGGAGTTGTGGCACGAGAAGAATGGCACAAAGATGCAAGGCATTATGGGACCTGATGGGTTCAATGGTGGCAACGTATTGATCTTGGATAGAGATGACATTCTAAGCTTACAAACACAAGTGGAGAACGACAGCTTGCCGTTTTGTCCAGATGGTTTCTTTTGGGGACAGCAGTTCCAAGAAGAGGCGATGAAGGATTTCAAACAGCAAGATCTTAAGTTCTGTAAGGACGCTTTGCAATGGCTCGAAGAGGGCAAAGAAGTCTGGTATGAATCATCTTGGTAAGGAGATAACAATGGTTAAAGACTATTTTAGATCTGTACTAATGGGCACGGGCGTTCTGTTCGTGCTCTTTGGTATTGCAACGAGTATTCAATACTCACTTTTATTATTCGGTGTCGGGGTCGGCATCGGTTCAATCTTGTATTTACTATGGAGGTTACTATGAATACAACAACTTTGGTTAGTGCACTGACAACTGCACTTTGGATACTAATCGAGCTTATTCAGTTCGCATACATGGCCCATTTGGCCTGGAGGAATCGAAATGCTAA